CCTTGCCAAATTGTTGTTGCCGGAATCATCTGATCAACCAACTTCATCCAAGAAGGATTTATACCTAAAGAATAATCAATTAATTTTTGATATGTATACTTATTATTAGGTAATCCTTCCTCAACTTCAGATAAAATATATTTCCACCATAAAGATTGTAATGTAGGATATCCTCCGGTTTTACCATCCGTAATATATAAACGATTTCTTACGTTTATCATATTTTGCCAAAAAGTTTGAGAAAATTCAAAAAAAGTTTTTTTGTTTGGTTCGGGATTAATAAATGTTGAATCAACTCCTCCAGGTTGTGGGTAATTTATTGTTAATCCGCTATTGGGTATAGGATAGTTATATTTAACCGATTCATCCCAAACGTCATAAACCAAACCTTGTCCGGGATTAATAAATAAATCAACATTTTTTACATTGATTACTAATTTCTCATCTTCAACAAAATAATAAGCATTATAATTACCTTGTGTTGAAACTCTAAGTTTATTATCTGTTGATAACCAAGATTTATTATTATCAATTATTTTTTCAATATTAAACCCATGATCCATGTAAGGAAATTTGGTGTAAATGTCCAAATAATCCTGTCCATAAGTAAATGGTTTCAATTGTGTTTGTATTGAATAGTTTTGATTTACGTATACGTTTCCTGTTATTTGTACTTGTTCAGGACTTCTGTGAGATGGTGTTGATTCGTACCACCCAGCACCTTTTTGGAAAAACATTGAATTAGTTTCTATTGGAGATTTTGGATAACCTTCCAAATCAATCGGATAATTTGATAAACTTACCGAAACATCTTCATATATTGATTGATTAGTAATTCCTGTGTATGTTTTACCCTTTAATCTAAAAATATTACCCGGATCATATTGAGGAACTTCATCCACATATGTTCCACCGGAAATCTTTGAAAAAGAATTATAAAATTTTTCAATATCAATTTTATTATCCGCAATGTATATGTGTTCATTATATTCAAGAATAGATTCCGGTATACCAATTAAATTTAAAACAAATTCAACAGATCTTCTTGTACCTTTAGATTTAAAAATATACGCAGAATTTAATATTAAATTTCTATAAAACGCATAGTTTAATTCTGTCGGTGTTAATGCCTTTGCATAACCGGGATATACATTTTTTGCACCATTACCAAAAATGGTTGATAAGTAATCTTCATTAACAATAGGAGAGAAATTAGAGTTCCACCCTAACGTCTGTGCTAAATTTACTAATAATTCGTTTGGTATATCATTTTCAGGGTTATAGTTAACCGAATTAATGTACGCCAACCCATCAATATATTTTTTTATTTCATCAAAACTTCTACCATATAATTGTAATACCTTTTCAACCTTTCTACCTAAAGTGTCAAAATCTTTTAAAGAATCAGATGTCAAAAATCTTGAAATTAAATTTGTTTTAAATGAATCTAAATTTTCTGCAATATCTTGTAATGATTGTAGATAATCATCAAATTGTTGTGATCTAATGTCTAAATTCCACACACCATCTTTTTGCCACGTTACCGGTAAATATTGAGTGTAAAATTGTCCGTATTCATTTTGTTGTGGTACTTGGAATACTGCAGTATAAATTGGTTGTATTAATCGATTTAAAAGAAATTGTTCTATTTCATCAAAATTTTCAGTAAACACTTTATCAACAACATAATCGTTAGGTCTAATGTTAAAATCAACGTTTGATGTTGTTGCCGTTGTACCAAATGGAGTACCTGAAACATAAAAAGAAATATACCCACTTGTTAAGGTATCTGATGGTTTAAACGATAAAACTTTGTACTCGTTTTCACCGATTACAATTGCATAATCCGAATATGTGTTAAAAAGATTTCTATACTTTGAAACTTCATTATCACTAACATTTTGATTAGTTGTCGCACTTAATGAATAATCAATACCAAATGGGTTATTAATTCTATTAACATTTACCTCAAAATATGTTTCATTTTCAACTTGATCGTATGAAATATTTACCGCAGTATCTCCTGTGGTAAAATCCGTCATAGTAAATAAAACATCAATTGATGCTGGAAAATAATTAATTATTTTTGTTACAGACACACTCAACCTTTTCGCAAAAGAACCATACATTGAAAAATTTAAAGGTTGTGAAATATCATATTGTGGGTATACTCTAAATTGTTCCGATAAAACACTACTCTGAACTAAATTATCAATATTTAAATCCTCTAAATTTACTGGTTCAGCAAACGCACCAACGTTGAACTTCCTATTAACTTTTTCAACAATTCCGGTTCTAAACTCAAAGTTCGCTTGCGTAAGTCCTCCACCATCTACGATTTGTAGTCCTACAATGTTGTCCGAAAAAGTTCCAGCACCATTTCCAGGTCTTGGTGGATAAAAATATTTTTTAATTGTTGCCATTAACTTACGATGTTATTAAAGTTTTTACTAAAGTCTATGTTATTATTTCTATCTTGTCTAACTTCATACAATAATGAATTAAACTGATCTCTAATTTCAAATAAGTTATATTGTTTAAATATGTTATTATTTGAATCATAAAGTGTGTAAATTCCATCATCAATTGATTTAGTTTGGTTACCTAATAATGCAATCGCAAGTGAAGATGTATCATACTCAACCATTTCAATATCAACTGTTATTGGATTAAAAAAAGTATTTGATATTACAATACTCTGATCCGGTTGTCCAATAAATGGAGTTGAGTTTGGTTTATTAGTTGGAGATGAAGATGGAGACAATGTTAAAAACATCAAATTTGAATTTCCATCGACATATCTATATCTTATAGATTTTTGAGTTGTATTTGTTTGGTTTGTCACCACAGGTTCACAAAAAAAACATGATGTAACAATTCTAAAAAAATTGGTTATTTTTGAACCATCATTGTTTAAATATTCAATTCTAAACCCAACCAACCCTTGTGGAACAAACTTATTAATATATTGAGAAGGTACGTTTGATAAATCAATTACAATACCTTTAACATTTGGTAAAGCACTTAACACACCACAATCAGTTATTTTAGTTCTTATTTCAGCAGGTCTTATATATAAAGTATAAAATCCGATCGCATTAAATTCATTTGCGGGTAATGTTAAATTATATAACCCACCCAAAATCTCAACCCCCGAGTTACCTCCGGTTTGACTATTATTAAAATAAGGTTTTAATATTGTGGGTGCATCCAACTTTTTTAACACGAAATCACTCGTCACATCCCTTGTAGGGGTATAATTCATTATTATTTCAACATCTTCAGGACTAACATCCGCACTCCTTAAAGTACCATAAGTTCCAATTGCCATAATTTCATTTTATTATAAATAGTTTATCCTTTTTTTTCCACACCAAAAAATCCATAACCATACTCAATTAAATCTCCCAAATTATCAATTTCCCCAAGTCTTTGAACTCTTTCATATGCAGAGTTCTTACCCCTTTCAATATATACATTACTTTGTATTTGTGGCTGATCGACAACATTAATTAATAATTCTTGTTTTGTTATTGGTTCTGCGGTAATATTATCCTCCGTAAATCCGGAAGATTTAACAAAATACAACGTACTTCCATCCGAATAATCGTAATAATCAACATCTAGTATTGTATATCCTGTATAATTTGTTGCAATTGAATTAACCACACCATATATCTGTTGTTCCTTTATTACAGGTACCCCAACACGATATTGTGGACTCCCATAGAACTGAAGTTCTGTTAATTTTGAATTACAAATTCCTGAAACCGTAAAGGGTACCGAAACATAATTGTTAGATGTTTGAGCACTTACCACATTAACCGCATCCCCTGAAAAAATAAAATCATAACTTACAGGTGTTCCCGACCAATTACCATAATTTGATGTAAAATATGCGGTACCATTTGGATTATAGTTTTGTTGAATAATATATGGTGTAGTAACCGTTTTAACCACTTTAGTTAATCCCCATGGATTTGTTTGTTCTAACGTAATTTGATATTGTTTTGGTGTTGAATTGGTAGGGTATGTGTGTGAAATATAATTTGGTGTAAATGCAGTTATTTGTTGTACCTGTGACCCGTCACCCCAATCAACAATAAATGAAGACAAATCCAAAAATTTTTGGAATTCATTACTTGTATTAAAAATTTGATACGTATAAGGATTCGATGTTGTTGATGAAAATAAAAAATTTGTTACAACATCTTTTTGATATATCGCACCATCAAATGGTGTATAATATCCCATATCATTGATTGTTTCTCTCAATAATATTGGTATTGTTAATCCGGTTAGAGATGAATTACCATTAGTACCTCCGGTTAAAACCGCACTCATACCCGAGTAAATTCCTACACTATATCCACTATACTGAACCGAACCTAAATCACCCCTTATTGTCTCAGGGGAAATTGTTATTTTATAATTGTCTTGCATTTATATTAAGGATTAACATATTCATACCACTTTATCGGGGTGGTTGTCCCAACCCTATTTCCACTCACTATATCGTTTATTTGATAAGATTGATTAATATAATCAAAAACCACTCTATAATAAAAATATTTTGTTGCGTCAAAAGAATATTTATCCCCCGGTATAACAGACTGGGGGTTATTCATCATTTTAACAAAAATTCCCTTTTTGGCATCATAAAACTTTGCCGTCATGTAAAATGTGTTTATAGGGATAAACTGTAAATCTTTTAACCAATAAATAAAAAACCCTTCTTTATCTCCAACATAATCTAAACTAAACTTTGGTTTTCGTATCTGAACATTATTATTCATTAAAATTGCCGGTTCAAAAAAACCTTGTTGTGTTGGTAAAATAACTGTTATATAGTTAGTTTGTCGTTTATCATCAACCGTATCATAAAAATCTAATTTAAAAAAAGATTTTGAAAAATTGTTTTCTGAATAATACACATTATCAACACTAAACCCTTCACTGAGATAACTAACATTCCAACTTGTACTTGAACTTACAGAACCACCACTGAAAAAATAAAACTCATAATTAATATTAGTCTTTTCTTCATTACCATACGGAGCGTGGGGGAATCTATTAAGTTCAAAATCATATCCATCACCAATAACTTTCCTAATCACTTCTTGTTCATACCCATCTATCTCCATATCATTTCCGTTGAAGTCCCATTTAACTTCAACAGGTACATTGATTTGCATATCGGTTACCCCATTCTGTCTTAAAATATATTTATTCACATCCATCTATAAGAGGTTTTACTGGTGTATCAGTACCAAAAGATACTTCATTTATGTTTGTTCCTTCCGGAACTAACCTAAAAATCACGTTTTTAAAAGGATAGTGAGATTTATTTAAATAAGGATAATCCACCCCTACTCCCGCAGCGTCAATAAACCCATAACTATATAAATCCCTCCATCTAAATTCCTGATCTGAAACCGAAAAATAAGACCATCCCGGTACTTGATCAGTATTACTAATATTACCCGTTTCAATTGAACTCGAAAAAGTTCTTAAAGTAACCGGATGATGCGGTTGATAATAAAATCCTTCACTATTTGTTGTCGCACTTTGTGTTATAAAAATACTTTGATTATATTTTAACTTATGATTACATTTAGATATAACTCTTTCTACTTGTTCATAATCATTCCACTCACAAAAATCACCATCAATAATATCACCCTTCTTTAAATCATCATTATAATAAAAAGTCCAAGAAACACCATTAACATTTTTAACATATGAATTTGTTAATATTGATGTTCTTGAATCTACATTATTATCGTCCCACCAAAAATTTGTTGTCGAAGTTAAATTAAACTCCCAACCTCTTTTAATTGCAACCCCATTTATCGGTTTGTTAAAATACCCACTATACCCTTTATTAATTAGAGTTAGAAAAATTTCAGTTATTGGTCTTTTTTGATTATCTAATAAATCAGAAATATCTATATCATGTTTTGTTGTAACTGTATAAGATGCACTTCCGTGTCTCTGAGATATTCTTGAAATATTATTTGGAGTTAAAGAACTAAGTTCATATCTTTTATTATCAGGAAACGGATTGTTTTCAAAACCTGTTCTTGTCACAATAATATCATCCGTGTTTGTTAATATTTTATGTTTTTTTATATAATATTTTGATTTGGTTTCCGTAACATTTTCTGAATTAATAACCCTCTTAAATGTTCCTTTATTACCCGATAAAAACGTATTTCCAGTATATCCAACATTATATATGTTAAACACATTACTTTCACTTTGATATAAATCATTACCCAATGAATATACTTGGAATATATTATGTCCACCATATGATATTGATAGTTCAACAAATTCACCAACCGATAATCCATGTGGAGAAATACATTCAAAACTTACCAATTCATCCCCATTTTGTGTTAAAGAATTTAAAACAAATGGAATACCATCTTTTGCAATCCAATTAAATTGAGTCGTATTAAAAATACATCCCATTTTAGTTTCATAATTATTTTCATATGGATAACTTAAATAATAAGTCCAATTGTATGTATAAGCACTTTTTGAGACATAATTAATATGTGATGGTAAAACATCTAACCTTAAAAAATCAAATTCATAATACTGTGGAAATCCTACCCATACTGAATTATAAACCGAATCTATTGGGTTAACATAATACATGTTATCTCTAAATGGGGGATAATTTGTTGTCCCTGTATAAGCATTAAAGTAAATGTTTGTAACTTTAAATGTAGGTCTAAATACAGTACTTAATTGTCTTTCATCATCATAAACTTGAACCAAATCAACAGTAAAAGTTCTGTCATACTCATTGAGTTGTTTAGATGTATTATCAAGCGAAACCGAAACTCTTTGATTGATGTTTGGTGCCGACTTATATTCATATTTACTAGGTATAATTTTATAATCAGACATCTAATGAATATTTTGTTTTAAATTTATCAAGAGCGGTTTGTCCTTTAATTAAACCAAAATAGAAATGAAATGGTGCTCCAACAATAAATTGAGATGGAAACGTACCTGAATTATTTGAATAATTTCCGGTTGTATCTACATTGAATATATAACCTCTTTCATATATGTCATTCAATAAACTATTTGTACCAACAAAATAAGTTGGGGTGACTCTATTTCTTCTATCTAAAGATTGATATTTTTGAGGAACAATGTCAGATATATCAGTCCTCCAATCATTTTTTTCATCACCAAATATTGATGATCCATTATTTAAACCCCATTGATATAATGGTATTTCTTGGGATTTAATCCCATAATAAAATGTTATAGCGTTCGTTGTTGGGTTTGGTCTAAAATCAATAATACCGGGAGTTAAAAAATCTTTATATTGTAAATTATCGGTTGTTGATGAAAAGAAAATACCCATAGTTGGGTTATTTACAGAACCTAATATTTCCACAGGATCCCCTATATTTCCTGTAGCGTAATAATATTCTGGTGAGAAAGGTATTACACCAAACTCTGAATTAATTGACATGCTTTGTGCTAAATCGCCGTCAATTCTTTTTTCAGGTCTTGAAAATAATTGATTAAGATTACTATTGCTATTCAGTCCCGCTAATAAATTCATAAAATTTTGATTAGCAATTCTTGATATAACAAATAAATTAACTAAGTCTGATGTATCCGAATAACTTGTTGGATTCAGTTCATTTACCACATACCCACTTGTTGCCGGATCAAATATAATTTCATCATAAAAAGATCCTTTCATACCTAAATTCATTATTGTCGTAGGAAACAATATATTACGTTTATTAACCGCTTTAGTTAATGACGATGAGGGAAACCCAACAAAATAATTTGTACCTCCTGTTATATATGGTGAACTTCTATAGTAGAAATTATTTGTTTTATCATCAAAATACACAAGTTTTTTTGGGAAAATTGGTGGTTTTGGTTTATTTTTATTATCATAAAAAGTATCTACTTGTATTGGAAACATATATAACGAACCATTAATCCAATTATTCACAAATGATTGTGATAACACTCCTCTACATAACCCATAAAAAAATCTAAATCTATATCCCCATTGTGCGAAAGATTTTATATCTTTACCTAAAGTTACAAAAGGTTTTTCAACTAACACATAACACCCATTTTGAATACTATCAGTACTAGAACAGTTTGTATCTACACCAAAATTAGTACCATTACCGGAATAACAGGTTAAAGAAACCATAGAAGCACAATCACCCAACGTACTTAATACATTAGTTGCCGCAATTTGTCCCTCAATGTCAGGTGATACTGTATCCGCACCACTACCAAAAGATGTTGTTTGAGCCAAACCACCACCAGTAGTTACTGAATACGCAGCAAACCCTAAATTTTGTTGTAACAAACACGCTTGTTGTGACCAAGAGACTCCATCCAAATAATCAGAAGATGGTAATCTATCAACCCTCATAATGTTGAAATTTTTATTTGTAACAGGCATTGGGTTACTATTAAAATAATCCACATTTGTAGGTGATGTGTAGTAGGTATCACTATACGAAAACGCAACATAACTACCTGTAGGACCATAAAGGAATGTTGCTGGAATTATATATTGAATTATTGAAAATCCCCTTCCAAGATCCATATGTTCCCAATAAAATCCAGCACCTGATATATCTCTTTGATCATAATAATAAGGTGTTGCAACTTGATTAACCCTAAAATCATTAGTATTTTTTGATATTAAAATATTTGAATAATAATTTGTCGTTGTTAACTCATTATTCAAATGTTGTGCATCCAAAGTACCATAATAACCAACAATAGAACTGGTAAATGCAGAAAATTGATTTCCGGGTTGGAAAAATTTTGACGTATAAAAATTATTTAATTGTGATGTTTGAGAAACTGATGAACTATTTGATAGTATCTTCTGTACCGGTACATTGATTCTAGTTTTAGCTTTAATTTTTACATCATCATAATTAGGTTTTCCAAAAATTCTACCTAACCCGTATTCGTTCTCATAAATCGGTGAATAAGGATCAACACCTCTTTGTATTATTGTTATATACTGATTATCAAAATTTTCGAAATAATCTGCCGGTCTTAAATAATGATTATCTAACTCATATCCCGTTCGTGGATATCTTCTTTTTCCTCCGGAAATAACTGTTTCTCCCATTATAACACTAGGAAATCCATCACTTTGATTCCAAAATTGTTTTGCTTGTGTAACCGTTATTGCTGTAACTACTTGATAATATTCAATATCTAAAGGATATATATAATTTTCAATTGTTGATCCGGAGGTTAATAAATATCTTTGTGTTAAATTTGAAAATTGACTGTTAGGATTTGCATAATTAATATCAACAGTTGTATTAGGTAAGTGTAAGGATGTACCTGAAATTCCGTTTGTTATTCCACTACTTGTTTGACCACTAAACAAATAATTAGGATCTTTACTTTTTTCTAAATCAACAAATGTCAATAAAGTTCCACTTTCTAATTTCTGATTTAATAAAACAGTTAAAGTGTTATCATAGTGAGACTTACCTACATTTACATTCGAATCAAAAGAAACCTTTATTATGTTATTATTTTTAAAGTATTCTATTTTAGAGTTAAATAGATTAACTCTTTCCCCTATTGGTAATGCCGATGAAAAAAACCTATAACTTTTACCACTCGTAGGCCAAATTATCTTCTTAGACCACGTTACTTTATATTTATGTATGTCAGTATTATCTGAATTATCACCTCCAATACATTGTGAAAATTGTATTGCAGAAATAGGAATTGTGTCCGCACCATCCTGATCATTAGGATCTAAACCAAATTCATTTTGAACATAATTTTGTAATTTTGTATAATATAACGCATTACTACTAACTTGTGTCATAATAGATGATGGAACAGATCCCAAACCATCAGATAACCCATCTGTCTGACATTCACAAGTATTACAGTCCGGATATGTTATCATTGCAAGATTAATTCTATTGAATTTTTTTGAGACAATATCTCTAAACTTAGCAGTTAAAATAATAGATAATACTAAATACGCAACAGATTGTATCGCAAATTTTACAATTAACCCAACAGCCGGATATGCAACCGCAGCCGAAATTCCAAAATCAATTGATAACTTAACTAAAAACCCTATTAAAAATACTAAAATAGGTACCGCAAAATTATTCCATAAAAATGCAACAATATGTAAAATTATAACAATTGGTGTACCAAATAATTGTATTATTTGAAATAAAAAAGAAACTATAAAAAATAATAAATCAAAATTCCTAAAACCATCATTTACCGGAAATTTATTTACTGTACTTTCACAAGTTCTATCATCAATTTCTTTAACACCAATAAATCTACCTCTACCACTTCCGTTTTTAAATTCATCAATAAAACTTGAAACCGTATAAACTCTATTATAATTAAACTCATAAAAAGTATCTTCACAATTTATTGCAGCTGTTGGATTTGTATAACCAGACCAATCTAACCCAAAATAATACGATCCCGATAATTCTTGTTTAATTTGCGGATTAGTACTATTATATGGATCAGACCCAGAACTAACCCACCCATATTCTTTAATATTTGGTATTAAAAAATGTGGTCTTCTAACTTGTTCTGTTAATGTTTTTGGTTGTTTCCATTTTACTTTAAACCTATATTTTGATTTTGTAGGTATACCTACTTTTGGATTTTTTGATAATACTTTTTCACCAAATTCATTTGTTATAACATAATCTAAATTCATTGGTAATTCCGTCATCCAAGCACCGTTACCATCAATTATATTACCGTTTTCTTCTATTTTATATTCTTCTAATATTGGATTTCCGTTACTACCTTGAAATATTGTTTGTCTAATCGCCAAGATTTGTCCGGGACCTGTTGTCAATGAACATAAGTTACCCATATCATCTTTAGGTTTAGTACCTGAAGAAACCAATATATTTCCTGGTGCATACACCGGTCCTTTTACTCTATATTTATCTTCAGTAGAAAATATAGAACCCATAAAGGTTGCTGTTGGGTTAATCTCAATATTCAAATCATCTCTTAAATCAAAATCTATTCTATTAATCGCTATTTGACAAATACTTGGTTCACCCCATAATGGTTTGACATCAACATCTTTTTGAATTGAAACTATCTGTGGTAAAGAATTTAAATTACTTGAACTTTTAAATCTAACCCCATCCATTTGAGCCTCAGTCCCTCTTCCCATTCTAATTATATCTTGCGGTGATAATGAAAATTCACCCATATCAGATAAATCTAAATCCATGAAAATAATGTGAGGACCGGTTGGTACCCCCATTATCATATAATCACCACTGTCATTAGTTTTAACAGTATATTTATAATACTTATCATAAACTTCAATGGCGGTAGAATTAGTTAAAGCGTCTTTTCTCGATGGAAATGTACCTGTTGGTGTGTGATTTGAGTATGATTGTTCGTGTGGTAATAGATTATATCTATACCCATCCTCATTTTTATCACTCGGTGATTTGTATGGATAAATTGAAGTTATTAATGGATTATCTAAATCTTCATTTTGAATTGGTACAAAAATAGATATTTTTGCATTTGGTAATCCGTACCCACTATTCGCACTTACCCTACCAACAATTGTACCGTAATCTGAACAAGATCTGGTATAAACCTCAGATTGTTGAATTTTTAAAGATAAAATCTCCAAAAAATCAAATTCTTGTTCTAAATTAACATTAATTGTTTTGTTAATACCTAATTCGGTTTTTATTCTTTGAAATTTTCCCATTTAACCCTTTAGTAAATAAATAGTTTAGGGTGATCTTTTATAGATGTCACCAAACCTAAAAAATAAGAAGAACTTTGAATAAATAAACCGGTTATGAGAATGTTACAGATTGGAAATTTTTAACAGAAACTCTAATATCTTTAGCTGGGTATCTTACTTGATACACCTGACTTGGTTCCGCAAAAATTGTATCGTCAATTGGTTGTATTTTTTTTGTGGCAGGATCAGCATACTCCATTGAAGTTTCCGATGATGAATATTGTCCACCCACATTATTATAAACGTCTAATCCTGTTATAGTTATGACACCATTTTGTGTTTGGATTAAACTTTTTAATTCAGATAAATAAACATTTTGTCCTAATTGTCTTTTAATTGGATTAAAATATTCAGAAACAATGTTAATCACATTTGAAATGATTTGTCCTGAGTTTTGAGTCGCCTCAAGTACAACAGAAATTTCAACAGATAAGTCAATTACATTTGCAGTTGTAACCGAAATATAATCATTCATCATTCTATAGTTAGATAAATAATTTGCCAAGTTTTGCATTAAAGTATTAGATACTATCGGTGTAAGTTTACCCGATGTATCATATGATAATACTTGAATATTAATTTTATTATCTATTTCAGTTATTGATACTTTTGCCGGAGCCCCAAATTGTGCCGGCATATTTCTTATAATTGACTCATAATCTTGTACCGTTACCGCTCTTTTTTGTGCCGAGAAGTTAAATGACACAAAACTTCTAACCTCTTCTGTTGTTGGAACATTAGCACCACCAATAGCGGCAATTGAGTTTGTACATCTTAAAGATGATATTACAGAATTATTTGTTACTTCTGAAGGACCATTCACAAAAAATGAAACAGTACCAACTTGATTAATAACACTAACACCCAAGTTAGTTGCCAATCCTCCCCCTATTCTATATTGAATAAACAATGTTGAATTTGGAACCAAAGTAGAACCTAACGCAAAATTGTTTGAATAGTGTTGTATATTCAAAGGAACCGACATATTAGTAAATTGATTCAATTGATCTTGTGCAGAATTAACTCCTCCACCAAATATAATTTTCTTAAACCCTTCAGGTGTAAATTCAGATATAAATCTATTATCAGTTTTAATATATTTTCCAACTTTAATTCCGGGTTGATCTGAAACCTTTGTTGGATCTTCAACAAATACCCTATCTTCTGCTAACGCATCTACTTCATACCATCTATTGGCACTACCAAGAAACTCTGAAGATGTTGGTATGTTAGTATATTCTGTACCATTTTTAAGTAAAACACTTGTAATACCAAGAACATTTTTTTCAGGTAAAAATAATTCATAAAATGGTTTTACCTCATTTGCTGTTATAACCTTTTTGAAAACTTTTGTTACACCATTAACAACAACTTCTCTTTTTGTTATAGTATAATTAACTATAATACCATTAGCATTAAAGTTAGGTATCTTAGTTCTATTTAAATTTCCTTGAGAATCATATGGAGATGCGAAATCAATATCATTAACGTTTTCAAAAACCTGTCCTCCTCCAATAAACTGAGAACCTCTAAGTAAGATACCTAAGTATCTTTCATCTTCTTTATCACCAAAAACAGGGACTGTTATTGAAATATCTAATAAAGATACTGAAGGTCTTTGTCCCGGTATTTTTAAACCATATGTTCTAGCAATATTATATATTGACGATCTTTGTTGAGCATACAATAAAACAGTTTCTTGAATACTTCTATCAATGTGATAATGTAAGTTATCCGCAATAGCTGCGTTTAAATCCAAAAATACAGAGAATACTGACGCATCATTAAAATCTTGAATAAGTTCAGGATAATATGTTTTTACGTAATTTGCTAACTCTACTCGTATAGCATCGTAATCTCTAACTGTGTATGATATTTTATTGCTTGCCATTTAATTTAAATATTAATTATTACAAAATCACTCTGAGAAAATGTTGCTCCGGCGGTTGAGTATTCTATTTTTACCTTAGCAGTATAATCCGCAGTTCCTTTACCCGGAACACGAAAAATACTTGAAACATCATCAACTGATGGTGAACCAATTCCCGGATTAGTTTCTTCTGATTGATCGAGTGGTGTTATTGATATATTATTGACTATAAGGTTTGGCATATATTTTGTTATTGCATCCCTAATATCCGATTCAATTGCATTAAATGTTAAACCGTCAAATGGTTCAAAAATAAATTCATATAACCTTGTACCAAAATCAGGTAAAAAATATCTTGAACCTTTTCTTGTTAAAAGAAGATGTATTAAGTCTGCTCTAATTTCACTAGATTGAAATTCAGTTAATTGAAGATAATCTCCTTTATTTGAATCTCTAAA